TATCACGTTCCCTACCAGACATTTGACGAACATATACAAATTCGTCTTTTCCAAGATCAACTTTAACGATCTCAACTTCTTCTTTTTGTAATAGTAAACTACGATCTAATAATAATTGTGTCATGATTACACGGTTTTAATTAATGATTAAATTTATATATTTATGCTTTATTTTTAAATATTAAAAAGACCTGATTAGTCAATTTCCAATTTAGCTTGGACTTCCACTGTTTGCCCCATTGTTAATAACAGGCTTTCCGGTAATCTGAATTGTAACGTCATTTGAAATTGCATCCTTTGCAGAAATACTCAACGGTAATTCAGTTACCAAACCAGTGAATTCAATGGTAGTAACCGATGTGTCGGGTATAACAATTTCATAAGACTGTTCTTCGTCAGATTCAAAATCTTCCATAAACAAATCAAGGTTGCCCCTGCTAAAGTTCATAGAAAGTTGTAATGTACCTGCTTCCCGAAAACCAGCAATGAACTCTTTCCATCCCCCGACACTATCAATAGAGGTAACTTCGATTGTTTCCCTCTTCATGCCTGGACCTTTAATTGACGTAATTTCAGAAATAGCATCCCAATGAGACCCATTCCATCTATGAAATTCTACGCCAACTCCACTAATTGCTTTTGTTGCCATAATAAAATTTCTCCTTTTTAAACGCTTGCTCTGCGCTGTAAATTAAAATTACAAATAATCCTTGCCCGACTATTTTCGTCAAAGTCCAATAAAGCTGGACCAGAAGCACAATAGATAACGGAATAAAGATAATCACCAATGGTTACGTTTCCTAAACCATGCAGTAATGTCTTTATTGTTTCTATTAAATTCCATCCTGTTTGAAAATCCTTATTTCTAACTCTTATCTGAACGGATGGATATTCATATCCTTGTGATGTTAAATTTAATTGTGGTGGAATACTCGTTGTATCAAATATCGTGACACAATCCGGCGGTGATGTTGGTTCTATACTTACAAATAAGGTTTTAGCAAATACTAATCCCAAACCACTTTCCGATTCCAATAATTCTACAATATCTATACTACAAGCATTCATATTTTAAGGTATTAGGGTTTCCCCATGAATAATTTCCAATATTGTATTATGATTCCGGTTGATTGACTTTATTAAGAATCCTGGACCAGAACCTGCTTTTGTCCAATTTACTGCACCATACATTTCATGAACCCAAAGAGCATAGTTTGCAGAAAATCCCATACGTAATCCATATTTTCTTGCTCCTATTGGTCCATCATATTCAGAATGCGTTTCCCAAGTCTTTTCTAAAATTCCTTTATCTACTGGAATAAAGGGTTCATTCCTTTGCATATCATTACGAATAAATATAGCACATTTTCGTAAACCTTTTCGTGTATTATTACTAATAGCAAGAATTTCTACATTTAACGCTTTAATAACTTTATCAAACCCTTCTATACTTGATCTTGTTATTCCTTGTGGCATGATATTTAATTTTGTACGTTTCCAAATCCTAAGTAAATAGTATATACAAACTTATCTTGTGATCTAAATAATGGTGATGTATCAATTGCAATTATTTGGTAAGTATCCGGAAGTCCTATTGGATTATCTGTATCAACACCACTTTCAAAATCATCTAAAGAACCTAAATGTAACCAACCTTCAAGGTCAAGTTTTTGAGCAACCGTTACTACAGCTTTATTATGAAATTCCTTTCCATTCTTACTTGTAGTTTGTACTCTTGCAGCATCTTCCCATCGGCAACCACCAAACTCATCTGTAGATTCAAAAGTAACTGGAGTAGAAAAAGTAAATCCACCACTACCATTTGGTTGAGGATTCCCCCAGTACACTACTCTTTGTACACAAATCTTTTTTATGAATGAAAGTATGCTCATTTGGTAAAGGATTTAATTGCATATATCTTTGCCGACCGTCCCATTAATGTAGCTAACCTGCCTGATGTATCTAAGGTTAATACCATTTGCCCATAAGATGTGGAATGTAAACCTTCTCCATAATCCCCTGCATATTCTATCTTTGCTGTTCCGGCTTCTTCTTTCTTTGCCATACGTTCCACCGTAGATGCTACCATGTGAGCAGTAAGCCACTTTTCAATCTCTTTTAATAATGGAGTATCCCCTGTACCAAAAACAGAATTGATAAGAGTATTGGCAGTACCAATAAATGCGTTCCATTTATCAACGTCCAATTTTACATCCATAATAGATTGAACTTCCTCGAATGTTACACGTGCTGCCATAGTCTTTTTATTATTAGTTTACATTTTTGATAACAAAACCAAAACCTATTTACTTTATAATGAATAAAGATATGACCTTTTCCATAAGTCAATCCTTTTTCACCTTTTGATTTATCTATTGAAAAATACCAAGGAAGTTTCATTATTAATTCCTTTCTTTTTGTGGACTATTTTTTAATAATGCGTTTACAACTTTGGGAATATCAGCATTCCATTCTAATCCTAACCAAGTAATTACTTCTTTTATTTGGCTGAAATCATTTTGTGCCATTCGTTCAGGATAAACCTCTTTATAATTTACCCCTGCTTTGATCATAGCAAGGAATAATGCTTCATGCTTATGTATCCAACCTAACCATCCTTCAGCATCGGAATATCCTGTCATAAATCCGGTTTTCAAACAAGACTGAACTATATCACCTGTTCTTCTTCTTACAATAATCCATTTAGCATCAGGATATGTTTCATTCCATAGTTGCCAAATTTGAGCAATACGAGAACTTTTATAAATCCAAGGTTTATCTTCTTTATATTTTTGCTCTTCCAAAATATCATTTATAATAAATGCCCATGTAGAAGGAATGCAAGAATCATCTAAAGAAGGAATAATCTTTTGACCATTTATAGGAACTTTTAAAACGGAAGTGTAAAAATCATTTACTAAACTTTTTATTACTTTGTTTTCTCCCATTTCCGTAGTATCCCCCATAAATACATCACACATTGCTAAAACCTTTGCAATAATAGTACTGCCGGAACGTTCTATCCCCGTAATTAAGATTGGTTGATTTAGGTAGTCTTTTTTCATTTGTAGTATTTATAATCTTCACCAATAAATTCCTTTAATTTTGCTAAATTATAATCAGGCAATCCTTTATACATTGTTCGTCTATGACCCCCACCAATTCCACCTCTTCCATTCATTCCTTTTATACCAATTGCAAGGTCTTCACGTGGAAATAGATTTACATTTGTAACGTGTTTAAAGAACTCTATATCTATAAACTTATTCCCGTAGCTTAATTCAAAAGCAGGGATTGCTTCCGTCTTAAAAGCCGTTTGAAATAGACTCGTATGATATACGTTAGCGTCACCCCGATATTTCTTTTCTCCTATGTGATAATACATCGTATAAATTTCACCTGCAATGGTAAATCCTTCTAATTTGACCACCATCTTTTCCAAATAAACAGGAGAATAATAATCATCATCCTCAATTATAAAAATACCTTCCACTTGTTTCTTTGGAATACTTTTTATAATATCAATACCTACTTTTAAATTCCTACTTTGAGTGTTATCTCCATTCCTCCAAATTGGAGAAGGATACTTTGTAATGATAGTCCAATTTTTAGGAAACGGTTCTATATTTAATGTAGTACGTGGTATGCAATCATCTACAATTATCCAAAGAACCTTTCCGGTATATGTTTGTTTCCGCATCCAATTACAACACAAATTGAATTGTCTTGATCTTCCTCCTGTTGGTGTTATTAGTACAATCATTTCTATTTATGTTTAAACCAGACTTTGTTATTATTTTCGTATGCCTTGAATTTACTATTTACAGGATAACCATGAACAGGGGCAAATTGAGTATTCATAACATAGTTAAAAATCCCCATATCAACCGTTTCATCTTTCCCTCTGTATTTCAATTTTGTTAAAAACTCAGTAAATACTTTCAGGAAATTTAAAACCGTTTTTGTATCCCCTCCCAATATACCAGGATTTAATACCTGCATATTTGATTGCCATATTTCTTGTATATTTGGTAGATTCTTTATATGCGCATTTAATAAACATCTTTGCAACCAATCATTTTCCCTAATAAAACAAGGTTCATCACCACAATATAATGTTTCCGTTTTATAATCTCTTTGTTCAAAAGGATTATTAATAATAGTACAATCGGAAACATCAGTAAAAAATACATTATTGGATTCTACGGTTTGTAAAAATTCATAAGCAATATGCCAACGATATTCATACAACGACATTCCTTTAGGTATTCTTGGATATTTTACAAATGTTATTTTAGGAAAAAGTTTTAGAAAATCATCAGATAAATTATCATGTAAAATAATACCATTACTACCAGAAAGTATCACTGAATTATACCATGCTTGAATGTAATTAAAAGTATCACCTACTTGCTGTACATTTCTTTGTTCATCAATTGCTGTAGTTAAGTAAGTAGCAATTATGAAATTAGAACTTCCAATAATTTTATCTTTCCAACTAAAACTTGAATTTGCCGTTTTTATATAATGTTGTTCATCTTTTGGTAATTTAGATAAATCAGCATAATACCAAGGAAGGTGTTTAGCCGTGTATGGTCTGTTTAATCGTAAACTTGGTGTAATACTAAAGTTTTGATTCCGGTATAAAGCAAAAGTAGTATCTACTCCAGCTTCATAATACATTTCATCTAAAGGTCTTGTCCAAAATTGACTTTCCCATTCTTTTACAGCATTTCCTAATACAGTATTTGGAAGATCATTTATTTCTAAAGACAATCCACATTTAGTATATTTTGTATAGCGATGTAATCCAGCTTCCATCACTTTCAAAAAATCCTTAGGCACATTAGTCAAATCTAAATCAGGATCGGTTACAAGATATTGTCCTTTAATACGTAAAATCTTAAAAAGAATTGGATTGTTCCAAAGCACCTTATGTCCTTGATTTGTTTTAAACCTGTATATCGGACAGGGATTGGTTCTGTAGTAATCTAATAAAGGATGATATGTGGAAGCATTATCTAAAACAATAGGTTGCAAATCATTACTCAAAGCCCACTCGATAGTGTTCTTTAAATATGTTAGCCTATTATAATTGATAATGAATATCTTCATAACTTTATTTCGTTAAAATTCATTTTGGTAAAACATTCAATCTTGCTGTCCGGATTTGCATTAATAACTTCTATCCCCAAAGCATCTAATTCCTTTTTCATAGTAGATAAAGGTGATAAATGCCTTTTCATAGTGGATTGAACTTCTTTTGTAGGTGTTGAATAATAATTATGCCAATGTTGGTTATTTCCATTGTTTAATTGCATATCAAACCCTAAAAGGATTATTCTTTTGACACCAAATAAAACAGCTAAATTTATAGAAGCATTTCCGGAATTTCCATTCCAACTTAATTTTGTTGGGTCAGTTGTAATACCTACTCTATGCCTTTCATTTTGTGCAAGATGTTTTAATCGGGTATCATTAGTTAATCCAGAAGCACAAGTAATACGCAAACCCTTAAATTTAACCAAATCTTTCTTTTGCTCATTCCAAGTACTAAGATCACCAAAAAACATTACATCAATCCAATTACCAATCTTATATGCTACATTAACTGCGATAACATGCTTTTTATGAATGGGTTCCAAGAAAGGGGAGTAAGCATCAGGTGTTAATTTACCGGAATACACATCTTCTATGACCGATTCAGGTATACTGAATTGTTTTAGTATAGATGGTCCACCGCCTATTATAACTGCCGTGCCTCCTTCCCATATTCTTGGAACGATCCATTTCATAACTTTATTTGTTTAAAGCTGTAAGCATTTCCTCTGCCTCTTCCAATGTTAACGGTTCTTCGTTAATTGCTTTCTTTTGCTCGTTGACGATATTATAAGTACCGTCTTTGAGTTTTTTTAGCTTGTAAAGTACTTCGGGTGTTTGTGTTTCTTTTTCAACAATGGCAGACCAGTTTTTTAATTTTTCAGGTTCTAAACATTGTAAAGAAGGCATGAATGCTTTTGGGAGTTCATCGGGATTTGCAACAAACTTTTCCCCAGGTTTAATAATACGGTTATTCCAACGCATCGTACCACCACCTATTTTTTTAAATAAAACTCCGACTGTAACAGGATATACTATTGGTTTTTCAACCGTTGGTTCTTCTACTGCTACTACTTTTTTTGTTCTTTTCATGATTAAAAGATTTTAAATATCAGCATGATTAGCCTCTACTTAGTTTATGCAAGATGTGCAATACCAGATTTGCCGTTCATGTCAGAACGAATCTGTGGAACCTGAATTGTCATGACCTTGTATTTGGTGATCATTTTGCCTTCAACTTCCCATTCTACGTTCTGAAGTCCCATACCTCTTACAAGGCGAACAACGTCAGAAGTCATTTGAACCATTACCACGTTGTCTGCAGGTAAGGTATCAACTACCTTAATTCCGCTAATTCCGGCAAGTTTCATGATACGCTCACGGATTGTCATAATAGAACCACCTGCTACACTGTAATCCTCGTCCAATTTACTTTCGTAAGTGGTAGGGATGTAGATTTGGTAAGGTCCATATTTGAAAGAAGCTAACAAATCCGCTTTCATATCCATAACATCCTGGAGGATAAGTTCCGGTGTCATACCTGAATCAGTCCAAGACTTTTTCAAAGCAACCTGATTACGATCAGGGAAGTTGATGTAAGAATAAATGCTGTTACGGGCACGAGCATCCTTTTCTCCGAAAGAATAAGTAATATCGGTAAACAACATATTTTCCAAGGTCTGAAGAACCTTACGGGTAGCATTTGCAGCAGCGGTAACATCCAAAGGATTTCCCATGCTACGTGAGGTTGCCAACTGTCTTGCGTTGATCTCGTAATCCGAATGGATAATCGGGATTGGCAAGTAATTGTGCTGGAAGGTAACAGCATCGTTCTTGGAACGAGTAACACCATCCATAGAAACAACAGCCTCAAAACCGTCAGATACGTCATGCCATTCGAGTACGGTTGTACCCATTGCATTTCCCAGGTTATAGATAAGGTTCTTTTGAACCAAATCCTCAATACCACCAAGTCTTTGACGACCTACTTCAATAAGGGTTTCATCCAACTGTTTCCACTCATCACGACGAAGCAGAGCATTTGTACCGATCTGGCTTGTTATCCAGTTTTCCGGTGCTTTAGGATCACCAAGACCTTTGTAGGTGGTGATATAATTGCCCCACTGACCGGCTTTGTTTTGTGCGATAAAAGGACGCATCAAACCCAAATTCAAACGACCATTACTGATAATGGAATTTGCAACAGAGCCAGATGCCTGTCCCGTACTCATGTTAATTAAATCTACAGCTAAATCATTCATTTTATATTCTCCTTTCCTTTAAACTTGATTAAACAATAACAACAGGGACACGTCCATCAGGATCAACAGCACTCGAACCTGACATATCAACGGCTTTCAAAGCAATAGCAACAATGATTTCCTCTGTTCCGGAAACAACATCATATACTTTCAAAGTACCGTCACCAGCACTTACGAGTTTTGAACCGATAACTGCTGTCTCACCATTAGCAAGAATTGCATTTACCTGATCACCTCTTTGTGGTATCCAAACCTGAACTTTGTCACCTGCAGCGTATGCATCGTCTTTACCTTTTCCCTGAAGGGCATCAACGTTAGCAAACATTGGCATTGCAAAACCATCTGCCCCTGCATGTTTCTGAACTTTGCCATCAGCAATCAATTCAATCAAATTACCAGGAGTGATAGCTGCTTCTGCTGTGAATTCCTCAAATATATTGAGGTAATTTTTTAAAATAATCGTGTTACTCATTTTTTATTCTCCTTTCTTAATTAAAAATTATACATTTGGCAACAAAGGTTCAATTTCATTTGTTTTTGCGTAACTTTGAAATGAATTACCATTCAAAGAATAATCAGCAGGTTTTTCAACCTTTTTGCCTACAGATTTGGAAATCTTTTCCAACATAGTTTTGTCCATGTTAGCAAGAACTTCCGGTGTCCATAAACCGGCTTCTGTGTTTTCCGTAATGGTAGCGACCATTGCAGCACGTTCATTGGCAAGGGTTAATTTCCCTAAATCCAAAGCAGCTTGATCCTCAGCATTCAGTGAAAGCATTTCAGGGGCAACAGCCACCGGAATCATTTTATCCAAAACACTTTCTTCCAATGTCTGCAACCACTCACGATCTATTTCCGTGAATTTGGTAGCGGAATTGACAATTAGTTCCCCTGCTTTCTTTTCAACGCATGGGGTGCATTTTTCTGCCATAATTTTTGTCTCCTTTTCTTTATTGAGGCTTAATTCCACCTCATTGTTAATAATAGGTTCAAATTCAACCTTTCTTACAACCTCTATTGGATTTCCTACAAACTCTGGTAATCCTTCGGTCACGGGGAACTGGTAATTGCATTTAAAATACTTACTTCCTTTTTGATCCTCTACAGAATAAATTAGGAAAGTGTCGTAAGCCTCTTCCAAATACGTCCAAGTGCTACCGTTGCCGTCAGCATCTGAAGGTATTCTCAAAGTCCTTACTAAATCATACAATTGATCCAGTTTTTGTTTCAAGCCTTGTGCCATATTAACTCCGATAGCAATCACGGAATAATTGGAATCCCTTACTACTTTTAAAGCTTCAACCTTGTTCACATTGTTTTCTCCTTTCATTTTATTTACACCCATGCCACATCCATTATCCAAAGAACAAGCACCAACTCCGTCGGGCAAAAGAGCCAAATGATCTGGTCTGTGGTTTCTGGCAATAGCATTGTATTTTATACCGTTAAATTCTCCGGCAATTTCTTCATTCTCTGTAAATACACCTACACTTAGTTCCATTGTCTTTCCTGCGTTAATAGCAAGTAAAGTAGCATTGGAAACAACCTTTAGTTTTTCTTCATCCAACCAAGCTTCTGCTTTTAATTTATTATCCTCTACATGTGAATAAAATACAAAACCAACTTTACTCTTTTCAAGTACTTCCGGATTATTAGCGGATATACCATGCCCATCTTGTTCAGGATGATAAATTACAATTGGTATACCATTCCACGATTCCGGTATCTTTCCAAAATCTTCCGCAAGATGAAGTAATGGTCCCATGCTACCATTAAGAACTCCTTCCACAATCATAGTTACGGGTACTGCTAATTGCTTCCTTCCTTCCAAGAATTTCTCAGTAGCCGTATAACTGCTAATTGATTGATTATTTTTCAGCTGAAGATAATTTATTGCTAACATATCTTTATTGTTTTAATATTGATGGAACGTCCCATGGCAAACAGATGCATCTGCATTGAGGATGTACCGGAATTAGGTTCATTGCAACTTCTAAAGTATAAGGACTTCCTAAAGCTATTGATTCACATTCAGGACAAACTCTTTCATCACCTTGCGTAATAAATTCTGCTAATACAGTAATTCCCTCTAATCCCCAATTTTTATATTCTTGAATCATAGCTTGGTGATGTGCTCTTACTATTTCCGTGCGAGCAAGAATCATAGCACGACGTTTAGCAGGAATAAAACGACCTAATGAATCTGTCAAAGATAAATCACCTAAACCTGTTCCATTAATCGTTGCAATTAATTTTCTTGCAATAAAATTTGCACCATCACCATCTGCCATTGCTTGAGTAAGTACTCTACTTATTTGAGTATCCATTGCAGCAGTGATTCCCTTTAGATCGGAATATACCCTTGTATATAATAAACCTAAACGATCCATATGCATGGGAACCATCATGGCTAAATCTACACCACCAGTTGCTTCTATACTTGGGACAACGTAACCTGCCTTTTGCAATTCGTATCTTGCCCTCATAATACCTCTCTTATAGGAATCAGTAATAAATAAATTTGTCCAAGCGGAATCAATAGATTCTCCTATTTGTTCATATTCTCTGATAGTAAGTATTCCTTTGTCCGATTCTTGCTTTAACCAAACCATAAATTCCTGTACCTTTTCAGATGAACGGGGAAAAGAAAAGGGAATATTAGTAGCATTAGTTTGTACAATATTTAATCCAAAGAAATCTTCCGTTACTACTTTTTGATATATGGCTTTTGTTAAAGCATCGAAACGTTTATCCATCGCTTTGACAAATAAATTCCGCAGCGTAGTAGTCCTTGTAGGATCATACGCTGCATTCAGAGAAAGACTATTTGTACAAAGTTCACACATATCTTTATATTTTTATAATAAATAATTTAATATAATAAGGTTCAAAACGCAGGTCTATGTGAACCTAAACCGGATCTTGAATTATCACTTCCGGCACACGATCAACTAACGTAATTCCAACCAAAGTTTCCGGCCATGTAGCCTGCAAATGTGCCCCAATTTCCATGTAATACAACCCGTTGACGGGTTCTACTTCTTCGGGAGCGTAGATGTTAGTTGAATCTCTGGGGTACTGCTTAGCATCGCTGATAGCTTCATTGAGAGATTGATAATCCTCTAATGTTGCAAGCTCAGCGTATTTGGTTGATACTATCGGTTGTGTATTTTCTGTTACTTTAAACATAAGATTAGTCTTTAATTAAACGAAGTGAAAAACCATATCCGGGAGGCGTATCCTCTTGTGTTGTAAATGCACCATAAGAATCTAAATATGAATTACATCCTTTTTCTATTGAACGGAACAGCGACTGGTTATTAATTAATGAAAATGAACCATCCGTATTTCTTATCCCTGCGGGAAGTGCACTAAATCCGCTCTCGTTTGTGGAGGCAATACTACCTATGATATTTGTCCAGTATGTGTTTCCTACTACTCTCATTTTGCCGCCAGCTATTTCACTGCTACCAAGCGCAATCTGCAATGTAGCCATATTAGCCCTAAAAGGAACACGATAACCCCATGTCGGATTTCCAATATTATAAGAATCAATGTCACTCTGAATCAATAAGATGGCATATTCATTATACAACTTACCGTATATTACTCCAAGTGCAGCATCGTTATTATAACTACACCACATAGCAGTGGCTTTTACGGCTGCATAAGTCTTTTGTTCGTCTGTTCCGGAAGTTGCAGCATAAGCATTATCATAAAGTACCTGACTGTTTGCCCATGCTGTGTTGTCGGTTACCTCCGGTATTACAGTGCCCATCGGTGTGCATACCATCTGACAGTTGCTTGTGGCCCATACCTGACTACCTATTGTTACTGATGGTATCTCAGGAAATGTAGCTTTAAGTAGAGTAGATTCAGCAAGAGCTTGTTCAGCAGTAAGAGCAAAGGCTTTGATGGAGTGATAGGAGAGGGAGCCGTTATAGTCGGTGCTTATTCCGCGCAAAAATGTATCAAAATTGGCAATCGTTCTATTTGATGATTGATTATGTACTTGATGTGACACTCCATTCAAATACAATATTAATCCTCCCAATCCGTCTGCAACTAATGTAATAATTGACGACCTACCTAATATCTTCCTTGAATCTCCGCCAACTGACTCTGATACACTTGCAGAAATAAAATTAAAATTAAAATTTCCATTATCACGCAATCGAAATTCAGGGAAATTACCAATGAGTCCAAATAAACAAGATTGATTATTGGCACTTCCATCCCAGTTTAACACCGTCGTCACACTCCACGCATCAGTAGCACCAAAACTAATAGGTGTATGTGTCATATACTTAGCTTGACCATTGCCATTAACCAAACTTAACTTCTCATTTGGTGCTATCCTACCACCTAAAGATGGCTGATTGAGTTGAGTAGCCTGCACCGCATCGTTACCGGCTGTCAAGTTATACAGCTTAGCTACACCTGTTTGAGTAGGACTAATGACATTACCCACCATTCCCATTTCCGGAGCAATGGTCAGCTTAAACGCCTCTTTAGGTTGTCCAAAACTATCAAACAGGGTATTGACAGATTTTGCAAATGCCTTGTTTCTGATTGTGCCCAGATCGAGCGTAATTCGGGCGTAGTAATCCCGTAGGTAGGGGTTCAACAATGCCCATATGTGAACCTTTTCTAATCCTATGCCTATACCTGATATTATTCCTGGTAAAGTTCCCATTTCTTATAATTTTTTAAGCAATGCCTGTACGTTATCCGTAGCATTAGTTAAAGTAATCTTTGTAACCTTAACCTGAACAAATGTAGAGCTATCAATAAATCTATGAAATTGTCCTGTTTGTAATACCTTTCCTGCTGGAAGATAAAAATCAGTCGTATGAGCATCATACGCTGCATTTTTCTTTAAGATTGCAATTTTAGTATCTGCCGCCCAGCATAGTATTGCCCAAAAATAGTAACCTACAGGAGCAACGACTTCCATAACCCCTATTACAGGAACACTACCATAAGGAAGCATCATATCACCATTGACATCACTTAAATTTACTAAAGAACTATTGCCAAGTAAATCAAATTCTCTACTTGCGGATACTCCAGAAATTTCAAATTCTGTTCCTACTGGAAATTCTCCATATGCTACTGTTAATTTTCTTCTCATGGTTTTATTTATTTATAGGTGTTTTCTTAATAGGTAATGGTTTCTGTAAAGCAGGTTTTAATTTTGTTGGGTCTTGAATAACAGGAGCAACCGGAACAGGAAATGCTTTTTCCATTACTTGTTCCTTTTCAATTTCCGATAAATCCATTTGTTTCAGTAAAACAATTTGGTTATCCGTTAAACCTAAACATAATTCTCGGAATGCATCAGGGGAAAGAATTGCTTCAGACAATATTGAAGTTGTATAATTCTTTATAGCTGTTGACCTATCCATTCCAATTTTTACTTTTTCCGCTTCCGACATTGCATATAAATCTGACCAAATAACTTCAAATTCTCCTTTTATTGGTTTTGGCAGAATTTTTAATTCAATACAACGATTTACAAACGGTCTTACAATATGAGGTTCGGCATGATCTAATCTTCTTCCTTCTACATAGGAACGCCATTCACTTGCATCCTGAGAAGAACTTAATTCGCCTCGTTCAGTACCTGTTAGAATCCTTTTAGGAATACCTGTTACTGCAGAAATCATTTGTAATTGAATATCAACGTGGTTAGCTGGGTCTGCTACCTGTTGTTCTAAGGCTTTATATTCTACACCTTCATTGACAAGCATCCTTCTTAAATTGTGCTCATATTCGTCAATTTGATCTTTTAAATCTTCTTTTGTTTCCGGAGTCATTTGATATTCCGGATCAACCTTTCCTTGAAATCCTGGACGGGCACTTCTCCAAAACATTTCAGCATCACCCCCTATTACTTTTTCCAAATCCATTAAACGATTAAATACAACCTCTAATCGTGGTTGACCTACAACCTCATTTTCCAAAATATCGTCAATAATATGAATTACCCTTGTATAATGAACTTCTACCGTAATAACGGAAGCCATCTTTGCTGATGTAACCGTAGTACCACTTGCAGTATCTGATATAGATACCCGATACATAAGAGGCATACCATATCTTGGATTTTTAGTATCCGTTTCAAAGGCACTTATTTGTGCAGAACCTTCTCCAAATGGTTTAACGTATAATAATTTTCTTTCTCCATCAGAAACAGGCTTTTGGAAATCATTAGCTTCTTTTACATCATCCAATCCCATTAAAAGAATACCAAAACCGCCAATACCGGAAAGTCTATCTACCCGACTAAATCTTGTTTTAAGACCTAATGTATTATCAAGTTCTTTCCATGCTTTTTCTAATGGTGTTTCATCGGCTTCTGTAGATTCCTGTAAGAATAATGGACCTTGCCAAGTCGCTTTAGCTGGACGATCAATTACAGCTTTTGCTATATCTTGTCTGCGATACCTTGCTTCGTAATCATGATATTGAAGATCATCTATATAACCAAGAGCTTCATATAAATTACGAGCACCTTGATATGATTGCATCCCCATTTTAGAAGCAAGATTTGCTCTTCCAACTAAAGCACTTGCAAAAGTAGCTAACTTAGCAGGGGAAACAATCACCATATTTGTATTAATCGGTTTAATAGTCCTTTTCATTAGTTACTTTTTTTAAGGTACATCTTGAATTATTATTTTTCCGTCCTGCACACTTATTTTAATAGTTTTTGTAATATCCGGAATTGGAGCTGTACAAATCCCATTCGTATTAGCGTATGCTTGTTTATTTGCAGTAAGATCATTTGTTGCTTGTAAATCTGCTTCCGCCTGACTCGTAGTAGATGAATATTTATTGGCAGGTACAATATAAGTAACCACTGATCCAGTATAATTAGTAGGACAATTATTTCTTATTGCCGTTGCCGTTGCCGTTGTATTATAATAAGTAATTGCAGTGGGTTGATATTCCAATGCTCCTATATCTGGTTTACCTATAACAGGATTACCTAAATAATCAGAGGTCAATCCTACATCCACTCCAGCATGTATTGCTAAACTTCCTAACTGCAAAGAAAAATCAAAATTAGATTCACTTAATATTAATGGATTTGTATTGTTTATATTATAACGTGAAGTAACTCCTGGTACAACAACTCCTGACGTGGTTAATCCACTTCCCCGATATGTCAAATTATAATTTATCTGTACATTAGAATAAGTGTATCCAGTATTAATTACTATACCATGATTATATCCAGCATAAACATCGTAGGAAATATCCGTTCCATGATAAAAAATATTATTTTGAATATATGTGTTTGTTACATTCTCATAAAGTATTACTAAACCGGATGCCCGTTTACCAAATGCTATGGTATTATTTAAGATGTAATTATTTGAACTCATACCACCTGATCCACTATAAAAATGAATTGTCCATCCTCCTTGAACACCATAAATTATATTCTTTTGTATAGTTATAAAATTTGAGTTGTCAATATAAATACCATGATCTTGCCATTGATAATATTTTGCAATTGTACAACCTTCATCCGGTGCTAATCTTCCTATATTATAGATTAAGTTCTTTTCAATTAATATATGATTTGCTGAAAATAAAGCAATAGCAGATAAACCATTTGTGGTTGCAGTACATACAACCCCTATTGAATTTATCTTACAATTTCGTATCTCTATATAATTACTACCTTCATAAATAGGTATCGCCCAAATTCCAATATCTTTTATTTCAAAACCATCTATCTTTATATAGGAAGCGGTATTAATCATTATCCCAAATTCAGCTGCAAAACTTTGCCCATCTAATACTGCACCCCATTTATGTTCTGCTTGAAATGTAATATAAGAAGATGCAGTACCTGATCGAGTTAATTTAATTACCGCTTGTTCTGATCCGTAATTTGGAATAGTATTTGTATATACACCATCTTTTACAATTACTATATCCCCAGGATTAACAACATCCGCTGCATGTTGTATTGTTTTATAGGGAGCAGTAATTGTTCCAGCATTACTATCATTTCCCGTTGTAGCAACATAACGAGTAATAGCTGAAGAATATAAAGCTATAAACAAAACTAAGAAAACAATTAATAACTTTTTCATACTATTTCATATTAAGTTATTCGTCCTGCAACTTTACGACCTACTAAATGATTGAAAGCACCTGATGATGCATCCACTTGATCCTTATACATACTATATGGAAAGAACCGATGTTCTTCAATATATTCGTGATTCCAAAAACCAGCCATTATTTGAAACAAACCATTATTTACTTGCACAGAATAAGGGTCAGCTCTGAAAACCTTATCTCCGGTTGGTTTATCGGCATAACAGGAATAACCTATTAAATTACGAATGGTTCCTTCTGCAGATTCTTTTCCTCCTGATCCTGGTTCTTGTTCCACGTAAACATATGTATTAACTCCATCAGCAACCGCTGTATCCTTAATAATCTGTTCCCTTTTATTAGAACCCCATTGACCACGCTTTACATCCATTATAACAAATATACCGGATTTCAATTTACACATTTTAACACCGACAGTATATGCACCTTTTCCTTCCGAACTCGCTTTATCCCAATAACGGACAGTTTGTACAATTTCTTTTGAAAGAGGTGGTTGTGTAATTAAAATAAAGCTATCAACGTGAAACATACCTCCACCAGCTGGTGTTGGGTCTTGCCCTATTTGTCCAGCGTATCCATACTGTCCTAAATCCGATTTTAAATCATTTAAATGTTTCCAACTTAAACGTTTTGGATCAAGTAAATCATCAATATAGAATTTAGCTAATTCCGGTGGATTTACTCTGTTCTTATAATTACGAATTTCACCAGGTAAGCAAATATTATAAATATTATCCTTTTTCTTATTAAGAATATGTCCCGTAGGATCATCTTGATGTAATCTCTGCATAATTCCGATT